TTCATTACCAGTGCCCCTTTAATTAGAAGTCTTCCATTTCCATGAATAATGGCTACTCATGTACAAGTCTACTAAACTTTCATTCATTCCCATGACTTTATAAATTTCAGCTTCCAATTCAAGCAAAGCTGTATCAGTTTGAGCATCTTGCATTTTTCCGTCTGTTGAACTCATTAATTACACACCTTAAAATCTTCTACAATAATTATTTATGTCACCCATAGTCATGCCACTCACATAAACATATTTGTCATCAAATATAGATTACATTCTCACCATCATACGTTTAAAAGGTCCACAAAATATTGCTGACACTGCATACCTTAACCACACTATGCTTCTAGGTGTTTATTCTTCATAATTTTCAAACGTTTTAGCAGCACTTTTAACTAAAGATTCTACTTTTATGTGAATTTTATTGTCGTTCATTTTACTTAACAACAAAGCTTCGCTAATTTCTATCATTACATCTCTCAATTTTATGTCACAATTTGGGTGACTGCTTAACCAATCATATACATCGTCACTAGACAATGTTATTTGTTAATCAGCACTTTGAAAATGATTTAATTAATCTTCTGAGTTTGGTTTAAAATATGTATTTTAATACATAGTTAAATAATCTTTTACATTGTAATTTTGTTTTCTAAATATTTTTTTTCCATATATTCGTTCAGTTAAAACTTTTGTGTCTGAGAATGCAATAGTAGGCAAAATTTGTCTAGCAAATTCAGGATTTTCTACGAATTTATATATTAATTTTTTTTCTATTTACCTCACTGTTTCAGTACATCTCCAATTTGACTTTTCATTTGTGTGATAAACTAAAGCATCAAACAAATCTTTTTGTTACCAAAAATCTACTACATCTGTGTTTGAGATTTCATCATACATTTACATTGCCGAACTTGATTCTAAATTTTATTCTATAGTTGAGTAAATTAAAATATCTTGAACATCTTCACTCCATCTGGAATGCTCTATAGTAAATTGTTTAGCCTTAGTCAATTCTAAAATATTTAAAACATTCATTAAGTTTTCTTTTATAACTTGTTCATGTTTGTGAAAATCATTTGTTTTTTCAGTTCTTTTATTTGTAATATTGCTGTACAATTTGTTTAGAGTTTCCATTTTTAGTTGTGATCCCTACTCTGGTTCATTATCTACACCCATTCTAAATTTTTACACGTCATATGATTACTTGGCACCTCCTTATTGCACAATATTCCAAATGGTCATAGTTTTGATGTGTAAGAAATCATCTATATTATTGGTTTTTTTGTTTAACACACATATGATTTGCTTATTTTCAATTCCAAACACTTAAGACATAGGTAAATTGCCTCTTAATTATTGAATTTTTCTCACACTTATCAATCCTGAATATTTAATATCTTCGTAGAATATCTTTAAAAATTCTTCAGTGTCCATAGTATTATTATTCATAAAGATTCTTTTAAAGTCATTTACTGTTAATAAATAACCATCATTGTTATGCAACTCTGACTATGTATCTATTAGAGCGAGATAATAACCATCTTCCTAAAAGAAATTTAATATCATATTTTTATATTAATCGTTTAGTTTTTAGTATAATCTTATTATTTTTTAATGAGTTTCACATTAAAATTGCAATTACCGTAAAATGCCACTTATAATTTCACAGTGCTTGTCTAATTTAAAACCAATTTCATACATTAAAACACCTGCACAAACAACCAATCTATTTATTGGCTTGTTCCTGGTTTGTATAAAAGTGCTTAGTTACATTTTAAACATTTCCACACTGCATTCTTAGTTAAATTTTCTTTTGTTTTGCAACAAAATACATTCATCATTTGCATGATTGTCTATATATTAACACACTTACACACTTTATTATGCGTGATGTTATATATTGTCATAATAATGTATGTAAACGCATCCTATTTTTTCAGTATTATCAATTAATACACAATGCAAATTAAAAATTTATTGCAATGATATTTGATCATGCGTTGAAAAACACAATTTTTAAATTTTTCCTATCTCAACAACAGTAGGTTTTTTTGTTATGCTTTGACTTACTTATGGTTGTAATAAATAATTAAATTCATTGTGTTGTTTTTAAATCAATAATTCTATAGATGATTAACTTAACCATAATCTATTTATCAACCACAAATTTTTTGAAATGTTTGCATTTCCAAAATATACTATATTCGTGTTGCTTAATGTTTTTGCTACTACTACACCAATGTACATGTTCATGCTTTAAATAAACATAAACTATCCATTTTATAATTAAGTATCACATTCTACATAACCATACTAAAACAATTTTAAAATGTTGAAAGATGATTAATTTCTTAACATTTTAGCTTAAATATTTTAATTTTCCATTATTTATTTAACTGTATGATACAAGTCTACCACATTTATTTTTTTGTTTGTTAATTTACTGTTTTTCTTTTATTTAGTTTTAAAAGAAGTGTTAAATAACCCATTTTTATTTATGGCATTACAATATCCTATAGTCCAGTCTTGTTATATGTTAAATGTCAATTATTCAGTACAAAATTCTCTTTATATTACGTCTTAAACTTTAAAGTCACACTCTATCAAAACAGCATGCATTCCTTAATCTTCTTAGTTTATTTAAAATTTTATTATTGGTGAGTCTATCAAGGTTACATATAAGGTAGCTTTGTTGGCTAATGGTTCAAATATCAAACAATTTAATCCCAAATTTGAAGATATTATTGCCATTTAATTTGTGGTTACTTTCTGTAAAAATGTTTTGAATAAAGTTTACATCATGTCTGGTTCTCGTTAATGAGTGTTGATTATAAAGTAATGTTATGTACAATCCCAAAAACATGATTGAGTGTTTACGGACTCAAAAATTTGTACTACGTTGCTTACTAAACATTGATTAATTGAGTTCGGTTTCGTTTTTTATGCTTCATATTGTAACCCATAATACACTGCATTGTATGTATTTTTCTTTTTTGATTGTTTAGTTTTCGTTTGAACTGTATCACCTATTAACAAGTTCAATAATCTATTAAATCTTATTTGTTTTTCTGGCTCACTTAATATTAATTTTTTATATTACGCGCATTTGTTTTAAAAAGTTTTGTAGTTAACAGAACAAAGTTGTAAAGCTTCTTGCACTGTTTTTTCTGTTAATGTTTTCCTGTTTAAGCAAATTCCTATTTACATGTTCTATATTAATTTTCCTAACATAGGTTGATCAGCATTAAATGGTATTACTATGATCGGTTTTGACGCTTCTAAAGCTAATTAACAGGCTCCTGCTCCTCCATGGATAATGTTTACATAGCATTTTTGCATCCAATAACAATAATCTAAAAATTTCAAAATATACACGACTGCTTAGTTTTACAATTTCAATTTTAAAGATTACAATTCAGTTTCATCAGCGTTGTAACAACACAAAACTGTATATCCTAATTGAGTACAAGCATTAATCACTGTTGATAATGTATTAATTAAATGTTAGTTACAAACAGCTCCGAATGTTAAAAAAACCAGTTTTGTGTTGTTTTTAAGAGCTTCTCTTAAATGTTAGTTGCCATCATCAAAAGCACCACCTTTTACATAAGAACCTAACATGTTTAATTTCTTTTCACCTTCAAAATATGGCATTTTCGTTTAAATGTAAAACACTGGCTCACACATTGAGTATACATTATCAAACAAAAGTTTTATATCCTCATTGCTTACTTTTTTAAAGTTAGGTTGTTCCTCACTAAGCTAATTAGTGACAAATGCAATTGCTTTTTGATAGACATCTATTAAAGTTGCTATTTATGTTTAGCTCATTAAGTCAAAATTATCTACTATAACTCCACCTATTGGTTATGGACTTACCATAAAGCATTTACAATTCCATGCTTTAGCTAACAAAGAAGCTGCAGCTGTCCAAGGATTTGTTATAACTGCTAAACAATTTTAAACATCCAAATTTACATATTCCAAAAAAGCAGTTTGTATGTATTTATTCAACTCAATCATTTATGTGCTTATAGTCATGTCATTCATTTACAATTCAACAATAGATTGCAAAACGTCTTTAGATTTAAAATACGTATAAAGGCCATACATGCCATTTTTCTCTATACTCTATTTATGATCAGCTGGACATATATAAAACACTTCATAACCTTAATGCTTTATTTTTAAACCTAAAGTAATGTATGGCCATAAATCTCCAGTAGAGCCATCAAACACTATACCTATTTTTTAATGTTAACTAGATAAGTATTAATATTCTATCACGTGTTACACATCTTAAGAAACATCTTGAGTAAATATTGTTACAGTGTTGTCTTCCAGTTAATTTTGATCAATAGTTTGTACATTTAGTTCATCCAATAGTTGTTGTCGTTAATTTTCCATTATTGCGTAAGTCAATTTGGCTTCATAATCAATTGTTTGATCTACGGGCTCCGTTTATTAAACTTCAACACTTTAAATTAGTTACCTATCATCGTGTATTTGTTGTTTTTCTATTTTGTATCTTTCTTGTGTTTTTATGGCATCACAACCGCATTCTCCATATATTTTTATATACAATTGTTAACATTTAGAATCATAATCTGAGATTTTAAATTCTTCATTCAATTAATTTTATTACTTAACTTATTCATTCTTTCGTTCAACATCAACTTTAGTTTATTTGTCTGAGTAGTCATGAATTTGAAACATGCTCTTCTTTGGTTTTGGTTTTTTGTCATTGTCTTCATCGTCATCATCTTTCTTGTTATGTTTATTACTGTCAAATTTGTCATCAAATTAACTCAATTGTTTCTCTCTTTCTTGTTATTAATCTTTCAATAATTTACCAGAATTTACTATTCTATAATATTAAGGATTTAAGAACAGAGTTATGTCTCTTTCAAATTCATCAATTATTTGTTTGGTGAAAAATGATTGTTTGATAAACTATTATAAATTTTCATCTATAAAAGTTACTATTTGTCTAACTACTGTGTCCACAACTTGCAACCCAGACAATGTTATGCCTATCATGTCTTGTAAAACACTATTTAAATAAGGTATTCTATTAGCTACTGATATAACTTACAATATAGCTTTGAATTTTATAATTTGATTCGTGTGACAACACAAAGCTAATTGCATAGAATCATAAGCTTGTTGAACTGTCACTTCATTTATGGAAAATATTTCCCCTTATTTAACTATTTTTGTTGCCATTAACGATTGTGTATAAGTTAACAACCCTTCTACACTTAAATTACCAGTTTGCAATCTAGTTATAGTTTTCTAAAATAAGTCTATATTTATAGTCATTTATCTTTTAATGAACAATCCATTAACGCTTACGTCATTTAAACCATAATTAAAGTCTAAGAAGTTTATAACTTTAGTTTTACTTACACTATTGTAAGACCAGAAACATTATAATTATGGTGTTCTTAACTTTTATAATGTTAATTTTCCATAACAACATCCCATTATGTTATAATATGGTTCAAAACTGCAATACTTATCTTCATTGATTTGATATTGTTGACCCATTAACATTTATTTGCACCATAAAGTGTTTATTTAATAACCTTAATTAGCTCCACTAAATAGTATGCAACCATTCATGACTTGCCACAATGATCTAAAATCTTCAGCATGATTTAAATCGGGTATTATACAATACATTTCATGTTTTTCATTGTACATATCTAATTTTTTAGTCAAATCAGTCACATCATGTATATAAATAAGAGACATTCCAAACACAATTCTATCAAAATCAGTAGAATTATTAGTTATCATGTCGTTGAATTTGTATTCTGCTTTGTCACCATCTCTTTTTTACAAATGTTAAATGTATTAACATGTATCATTGCTCCACAAATCATAATTAACTTCATATTCAGCTCTCAGAGCATTAGTTTTTGAAACATTAATACCAATTTTAATATGTAGCATATCTTGTAAATGTATAACTTGTGGATATATACCTTCAAATACTATTTTGAAACCTTTTCCTTCTCTACCTTAATGAATTAACATTATTTACTCTAATATTCTTTGTATACTGAATATTTCAGTTATTTTAGAATTCACTTACAATTAATAACCTTTTGTATCATCAGTTAAATATTAATCTAATGCTTCATATTCACATGATGACAAACCTAAATTGTACTTGGTATCAAAATCAGCATTCAGTTTTAAGAAACCTAGTCTTTATACATAATATTTATAAACAGAAGTTTCTAATCTCTCATGTTAACTCAATGGCATTTGTAATCCCATGTCTTTGGTTCCAATCCATGGATCAACTAACATCATTTGTTCGTAATTTTTAAAAATAATAGAGAATAGATTTTCTATATCACGTGAATTGGTCAAATCAAATTTTTAAACTTGTTTTCTAGAATAATAAGTAAAAGCAGGTACGTAAGTAGACTTTAAATTACTCATTATACCGTATTTATCCTACTTGATAAATGCTCTTCTTTTAACTGGGGTATTAACAGTCAATCCAAAAGTAGCAGCTTATTATTAACTACACACTCTATTCTTTTTGCATATGTCATCACTTGAGCATAATAATAATATGTGATTTATGTTACAAAATCTTTCTTTGTATTAGTTTTTATTTATCATCATCTGTTGAATATTTGTCAAAAAAGGTGAATCACTAGTGTACGTATTACTAATCAATAAAGACACAATTTGTCCCAAGTAATTATTCATTTAGAAAATGCGTACATTTCTTCTTCCCATTGAATCTAATCCGCTACTTGTTTTTAAAGCTAGCATATTATTAACAAATACTATCAATTTAGCACACAACGGGCAAGATTTGTTTTTGACAAATTTATAATAATCACCATTGTATTTAAATATTATCTAATTATCGTGGGACATATCTAACAATTCACATATAGTTCTCAACCATGTTAAATTTTTGATTTTTTTTACGTCTAGCAACGCTACTTGTTTATTTGGATTCTTTTATTCAGCTTGCATGGCAAATTTCTTTACTAAAGTGTTGCTGTAAGTTTTATCAACCTTTCCGTCTTTCTTTATAGCGTAAGTTACTTTACCATATGAACTTATGTAATTTATTATTTTAGTTTAAGTTTTATCATCTATATCAACAGTTACAGTAATTGGAACAGAAGACTGAGAATTAACCTCAAGCGATAATTCTTCCTTAGATTGACTGTACATAATTTACCATTAATCTTAACCGGCACCTTAGTTCATTAAGCTGCTCAAAGTCCAATTTTTATTCATTTCTTAAGGTTGTATAATTATCACTCTATTATACAATCTACCTCTAGTTATAGCAGTGCACATGTAACCGCTTTCTCTTAATATATTGGATGTGTTGCTTTCGTTCCACCATATTACCAATGAATTGTCTATAGTTTTGCCTTCCATACTGTGTACAGTCTTGATTGGTACTACAAACTATTGACCTTTTGATCTAGCTATTTATTGCAGTTTCATTATTAAAGTTTACTGTTGTTGTTTTAACCAAACTTGTACTATGTCTATTTGTTGTTATACAATCACATCGTAAATGAAATCATAATCCATGTATTGCAATGAAGACACTTCACCTTTAGTGACGTGAGTATTACTAGGATGTTGTTTAATACTTGGATAAAATTGTTTAACTGTACTAATCCAAGGCTCAGACAATCTATAACTCAAATTTAACACTTCTTTCTTTTAATTAGATCTTTGCGGTAAATTGTATTTGTATCTATGACCAGCTTGATCATTTGACATGTCTATGTTGCCAACTTGTTATAAATCTGCATATAAAATTAGTTGTTTTACATTGAGAGTTATTAATGGGGCAATTTAAATCCAATCTACCATTTATGACTCATCTACAATTATAGTGTTGTAAGTTAAACTTCTACATGTGTTCAAAGCTTTTTCTAAAGTCATAGCTCTTTTATTAAATTAATTTTTTCCTAACACTTATAAAAATTGTTGAATTTCATCTATAGGTGATCTAGTCATACATACTACTATACTTTAGTCACTTATGAGTTCTGAAATTTTACTTGTTTTTCCACACCCTGGAACACCCAAATTAACTTGAGAATTTAATATTAAATCATCTATGTATTCAATAGATTACCATTTGTTACTCAGTTAACTTATTTTCATTAGTAATGAGCTTCTAGATAATTTTAGTAAAGATACTCTTGCATCACCAGGACTTAATGACAAATCTTGTATTCTCACTGTGCAATCAACAATATTTGCAATTGCTAATCTAGTTTTATCATCTTGCTCAATCAATACAAAATCTCCAGATTTCAGTTGTTGTTCTAATTTAAATGTCAAATTAGAGCCAGTTCTAACCAATTTTACTTCATGAGTAGATTTTATTTTCTTTTCATAGTTTACTGTTAAGGATAGTAAATCTTTTATAGTGGCTTTAAGTTCTATAATTCTTTGTTCATTTGAATCTCTTACTACACTTAATTGATTATATGAGAAATCCTTTAATCTAGCCAATGCATTTTCAGGCACCATAGTCAATAAGTTAAATATATCATAATCATCTTACATTATTTCATAATTGTACAAAGCAGCGTATGGTTGATGTAAACTTTCATTATTATTGCATATAAACATATGTTTGTTATCATTAGTCATTTTAAAAGGTATCGTTTGTTTCATACCTTCCATTAAATCAAACTTTACAGTCATTAATGATTCTATCAAAGCATTTTATTCATTTGTGAAATAAGAAGTTTATATGTCTTTCTTTCCAATACCAACATCTTTTATGATTGGTTGCCTGTAACTTAATGGCAAATTATCTTTAAACACATAAAACAATTCTGGTTGTTTTGTTAATTAAGCTGTAGCACATATCCAATGGCTTCTATTAACCATTTTAATAAACGGATAAATGTCTGATCCTTCCATAGCTTTGTATAAGCATAAACCTTAATCATCTGCAACACATAAATTCAAATTTTGTGATTTTGCTACTTAACATAGATGTTTTCCAGTATAATTTTACACAGGAGCTACTGATGCTTACATGCCAGGTTCGTTCATGACTTGTTCTTTTAACATTTCTTAAAACATTTTTAAACTTAAATCTTCTTATTAAGTTGCAAAAATGTATGCGTCGTAACCACATTATAAATCACCAGTCTAAGGTGGGTTTGTCTCATTTGTTATAGCAAGATCATTAAATTAAAAAAGTTCTGTCATACCCATAGGCATGAATGGCAATTTAATATTTCCTGGTTCTACATACAACACATTTAAGTAAAGTTTTGGTTGATACATCCATGCAGCAAAGTTTGTGTCAGTACATCTAGCACATATTTCTTCATTTATTAGACTGTTAGTCATACCTTAAGTATGATCTTATATTATGTCTTTCATTTGTTTTGTAGTGGCACCTTTCTTTACCGCTTCTTGCAAAGTCACATCAAATTTTTGAGCTAAATTTAAGTCACTTGGTTTTTCTTAACCTACTACAGGCATTAAATCTAAGTCATGTATGTTGAATTTAACTCCAGTTTATTTTTTTCCTTTACTGTTTTGTACGACATTAACAACTTTTGTTCCTATTCTATATAACATGTCTTTTGTCATTTCAACGAATTTAAGCATGTATTGTTATTTATATTTTAAAACCACTTCAGTTACGTTGGTTTAACATCTGGCACATTTTGTTAATACGCTTTTGCACTAACAACATTTACAAGTATTTTAACCATTGATTTCATCAGTTAAAGCTCCTATGTAACATTAACAACCATTAATAGTTGTTACTTTTAATGCAGCTCCATTTCTAACTCCTGTTTTCTTATAGAAAGGTGTGTTAGATATGCTTAATTCAGACAATTAATTGTAATTTTGTTTTGTTATTAAATTTTTTAATATATCTGTAACATGATTTTTTGATGCAATGTTTAACATTTGCTCAAATCCTATACCAATTAAGTGAGTCATATATTCATTTATTACGCCTAAAAAAACGTTAATGAATTTTTCATTGACTAATTGCATGATATTTATCAATATAGGTGTTTGACTTAAAACATTAAACATAGACTTTTAGGTCCAAAATCTACTCAATGCTTATCTAGTAGTAATTAAGGATAAGATTACGTGTCCACTTATATCTTCCGGATTTACAACTTTATTGTCTAACCATGCATTGTTGTACTTGTATTTAGTAACTGTTATACCTACAGCATATATTCTTAATTATTCATAAGAACAATTTCCACTCAAGTTAAATACATTTAATTTATTAAACAAAGACAAATCTAAATCAAAAGTGTATTTTTTCGTTTTTCCAAACATGTTTCCTCTCAATATAGATTCTGTGTCCGGCAATTCTAATTCAATTTGTCTTTAAAAGTCTTAGTTTTTCTAAACCAAGTATTTGTCATCAGATCCCAATTTTACAGCAGCAGTCATCATTTGCATATTGTGATTCAACCTTAAAACTTACAGACATTTATCTTGTATAAGCACTGAATTTTTTTAAGTAAGATTCTTATAAGTACTTGTATTAAGCAACGTTGGATTGACAGTATTGTTTAACCATACGTTCATTTGCATTTTATCATATGCATACACTATTTGTTGTTTGAATGCACTAGTTTGATTATCTTGTAAAACCGGTAATGCTAAGAAAACTTTTATGCCTACTTTCGCTACATCAACTATATTACTTAAATCTATGTCACAACCTTTTATACATATGATTAAGCAATTTATATCAGTCTCATCACTTTGCTCTACAGCGGTCCATGAATCATGAAATTTCAAATCTGTGTAGTATACAGATTTAAAAATGCACTAAGAACCAACTATCACAATTCTATCATCTTTTCCACATCTTTGCAATATTTGACATATGGATATTTATTCGTGCAAAGCATATAATGAGGATTGTACATTTAGATCTGGTGAATTACATAATATTAAATCAGGATTCGTTTCTTGAGCATGTTGAAAGTCTTATTTGTTTATATTAGTTGGCACTTTAATCAATCTTGATTCTTTGGCACACAGATATCTCGTCATGGCTAAATACTCACCACTCATAAAACTCTTAAAGTCATCAGAATCCATCTTCTGTATATAATCACCATAGTTTACAGCTTTCAACTGGTCTTGTAAATTTTTCACTCC